ATTCTGGCTAGTAGAAGAACGGGGTAAAGGGCCGTAAAAACCAGAAGCCCCGCAAAAACAAAAGCACCTAACAGTTTGTATTCTGAATCATCGGTATGAAGATATGAGTGTATCCACATCTCTATTGTCATCGAGACAATCACAATGACGATAAAAATCCAATGCCATCCGAGGACTATAGCCAGAAGAATCCCAATCCAAGAGACAGCACCATACGTTCCTTCAAGAAGATTTGTCGGACTGTTTTCCGACCAGGCAAAGAAACCAACCATTACAAGAAGCAGAACAGCAAGCGGCGAAAAAAGAGCCGCATGATTCTGAATATAGGATTCCACTATAAACACATCAGTATTTGTAAAATCTAGCCAGCGCAAGGCATCATCCAGAAAAACAAATGGGTTGCTTTCGGTTAGCATATGCCCCATAACTATCCATCCGCAGACCGCTCCAAAGCAGTTGATAGCAGAACTCCACGAAAGCCCAAAGAGCTCTTTTGCCTTCGAAATAATAGACGATACATCCATATCTATAAGGGTACGCATACTGCAATATCTAGTAGGCGCAAGGCCCTGTGGAGCTTGCACGGGAAGTGCAACGCGGCGAAAATGATAGTGTTGCCGTTCAATGCAAGGAACACCAAGGCAACCTTCCAAGACTTTCCTCCGCCCCGCCGGCTTTACTCCTTTCTCCGGCGGGGCATATTCATACCCACGGGTGCCGTGAAGCCCACCAAGCCTCACACATAACCGAAGATTCCTGCTTGCGAAACAGGCATCACGGCATCCGCCACACACATAGGCCACCACATGCCCCACGGCAAAAGCTACAGGGATCCACGGCGCATCAACCGTCAGGCCCGCAACCTCGCCAGACAGCGAGTGCTCGCACAGCAACTACCCTGTGCCATCTGCGATAGACCGATTGACGACGCGATTAGATGGCCTAATCCAATGAGCGCCGAAGTGGACGAAATCATTCCAGTGAGTCGCGGCGGAAGCGCAACGGATCTACGCAACCTTGAGAAGGTGCATCGCTGTTGCAACCAACTCAAAAGCGACAAGAGCCTTGCATGGGCAAGGCGGAAGGTCAAAGGCACTCCGGCCCTCAAGCCCACCACCATGCCGTTCAAGACTTCGGATTGGTGAACAGGTCTGGGGACGGTATCCTCCCGGCCCGGCATTCGGCTACCCCGGAGTATTGGCCAAATCTCTCCCCGCGATTTTTTCCAAAACGGTTAATTGAGTTCGCTAAGGATTGAATCGACAGCGCTGCTCACGGCCTCCGAACCGAATGAGTAGGCAGACCAAGTTCCTCCGTCATAGTGGAAGTTGACATACTCAGTTTCACCATCGCTGAGGTAGAACGTGATGGTATCGCCGTTGGCATAGGCGGATTCAATTTCTTCGTCGAAACTCCACCGTGCGGAATCAAGGGCGTTACTGAGATCCAGTTCTTGACCTTCGGTAAGATCCTCGGAATCGCTATCGCTACTGGAAGCACCAGCCAATGCCAAAGCTCCAACGATAAGCGCGCCCTTGAGGATTGTTCCCGCGTTCCGCCTAAAGAATCCTGGCTTTTTCGTGCTCATGGCTTAATTCTACTTGCCGCAGCGATCTTCTGAGAGGTGAACATAAGTGAGCCAGCAGCATTCCTATCTTGAACTGTTGAAACGCACATTGCATCGCCTTGAAGTTGCGGTGTTTGACGAGGGTACGCCGCCGCGTGATTTGGCGTCGTTGACTCGGCGGCTGCTTGAGGTGAGTCGTGAGATTGAGCGTCTTGAATCCGAGAACGGCGGGGCCAATGCGCCGACCGCGACGGAGGTAGAGGATGAACCGTTCGATCCAAGCGAGATCTAACGTCAAGCCCGACCGGAGGAAACTGTCCGATGTGGCGCGGCATGTGATGCTGCCCAAGGACATTGCGACGACCGGCTGGCCGAAGGTGGAAGCCCAGGCAAGGCTGTGTGGCATCGAATATGACGGCTGGCAGCGTCAATTGGGCCGCTGCATCCTCGGCAAGACCTCCGATGGCGTGTATGCCGCCGGCATCGGTGGCGTGGTCATCAGTATTTGCCGCCAGGTCGGCAAGACGTTTTTGATCGGCACGATGATCGTGATGTTGTGTATCCTGAGCGACTACCCCCTGAAGGTGCTGTGGACCGCGCATAGAACGCGCACGAGCGACAAAACATCAAGTTCATGTGCGCTCTGGTACGGCGCAAGGCGATAAGCCGGTTCGTTGACGGTGAGCCGAGAAGGGCGAACGGTCAGCAGGAAATCGTGTTCGTCAACGGATCCCGCGTCATGTTCGGCGCTCGTGAGAACGGCTTCGGCCGTGGCTTCGACAGCGTGGACATCGAGGTGTTCGACGAGGCGCAGATTCTGACCGAACGCGCGTTGGATGACATGATCCCGGCGACGAACGCGGCGCGTAACCCGCTGATCGTCTACATGGGCACGCCGCCGAAGCCCTCGGATCCGTCTGAGGTGTTCTCCATGCGCCGCGACGAGGCGTTGAAGGGCGACAGCAGCGACATGCTGTATGTGGAGTTCAGCGCCGACAAGGACGCCGACTCCGATGACCGCAGGCAGTGGGCCGTGGCGAACCCGTCGTATCCGCATCGCACCGGCGAAGCGGCAATCCTGCGCATGAAGAAGAACCTGGGCGATGATTCGTTCCGGCGCGAAGGCCTTGGCATATGGGACGAAACCACCGTCTCCAGCGCCATCAACCCACAACTGTGGACGAACGGCACCGTGGAACAGCGTGCCAATGACGGCGTCACCTCGTTCGGCATCGACATGTCCCCGGATCGCAGCGCACTGGCCATCGGCGCGTGCATGAAGTATTCGGACGGCACGGCGCACATCGAACTGGCGGAATACCGGGACACGAAACGGCATGGCACCGCATGGGCCGCCGATTGGATCGCGCAGCGCTGGCCGAAGACCGCAGCCGTGGTCATCGACGCGCAGAGCCCGGCGATGGTGCTGCTGCCCGAACTGAAGTCACGAGGCGTGAAGGTCATGGTGAACACCACCAACGGCATGGGTCAGGCATGCGGCCGCGTATTGGACATGCTGACCGCCGGCACGTTGAAGCACCTGCCCGACGAAGCCCAGCCCCAATTGGCCACGGCGGTGGCGAACGCGACCACGAGGCCGATCGGCAAAAGCGGCGCTTTCGGCTGGAACAAGGCCGGATCCGACATCGACATCTCGCCGTTGGTCGCCTGCACGATGGCATTGCAGGGAGCGTGGACCACACGCCGAAACCCGAACAGACGGCAGCACGTCATGCACTAGAAGAGGAAAAGACTTATGACAGACGAAGGCATCTGGAGCGCTGCGGTCAAACGCCCGTTGGACGTGAACAGCCTGGGCGTGGGCGGCATCGACGGCGTGGATGACGAGGATATGCCGATGATCCGCGCATTGTGCAAGGTATGGCGGGACCGCTACCCCTACAATCTGATCCGCAGCAGCTACTACTTCGCCCGATACCGGTTCAAGGACTTCGGCATCAGCATCCCCGACCGGATCCGCACGAACGTGAGCGCGTGCGTCGGCTGGCCAGCCAAGGCGGTCAGGGCGCTCGCCGACCTGAGCGTGTTCGACGGCTGGGATCTCGGCGGCATCGACCCGTATGGCATCCGCGAGCTGACCGACGAGACATCGTTGGAGTTGGCGATACCGCAGACCATCGTTTCCGCGTACATGCACGGATGCGCGTTCCTGACCATCACGAAGGATGCGGAGGGCATCATCGTCACGCCGCGCAGTGCGGAGCACAGCGCCGCCATCTGGGATGGCCGGCACAACTGGCTCGCCGCAGTGTTGACCATCAACGACGCGACCAGCAAGGGCCGCATCACCGCGTTCAACGTGTTCCTGCCCAACAAGGTGTACGCCGTGGTTCGCGGCGGCCGTGGCCGTTGGGAGGCCGAGCGCATCGTGACGAACTGGCCGGAGCCCACGGCGGTGCCGTTCATCAGCGACCCGCAGTTGTCGCGCCCGTTGGGACGGGCCCACATCACGAGGCCGCTGATGGCGTTGACGGATATGGGTTTCAGAACGCTGGTGCGCATGGAGGCGAGCGCAGAGTTCTACAGCGTTCCGAAGCTGTGGTTTCTGGGTGCGCCGGAGGATGCGTTCAATCAGGATACGTGGTCTTCGCTGGTGTCGGCGATCAACGCGATCGATGGCGACATCGACGGCAAGAACCCCGAGCTGCATCAGATCAGCCAGGCTTCCATGCAGCCGCACAGCGACATGTTGAAGACCATTGCGCTGGTGGTGGCGTCGGAGACGAATCTTCCGGCGGACAATCTGGGCATCACCTTGGATAATCCCACGTCGGCGGAGGCGATGGCGGCGGCGGAGCGCAAGCTCACCCGTGAGGCGGACCGGCAGAACCGTCTGTTCGGCCTGCAACTGGAGCGCTTGCTGCGCATGACCGTGTGCCTGCGCGACGGATTGGCCATGCCGCCCGATGATCTGAAGGCGGTCAGGCCGGTATGGATGCCGACCCGTGAGATCTCCGATGCCGCAAGGGCCGACGCCTACGTGAAGATCAGCGGCGTGAACGAGACCTATGCGAACAGCACCGTGGGCCTGCGCCGTCTCGGCCTGACCAACGACGAAATCACCTCATTGCAAAACGAAGTCACGCGCAGCCAGGCGCGAAGCGTGCTGGACATGCTGACCAGGGATGGAGGCGCGGATGGCGTCGGTGACGCGGGCGGACGTGGCCCGACTGGGCAAAGCGCAATCCCAAGCGGTGAGTCTGGCCTGGCGGGAGTTGGGACGGCTGTGGATGGAGCTGGAGGGACTGCCGGCGGCCAGACAGCGTGACATACTGCTCGACCTGCTGCCGGCGTTGTGCCGCAAATACGGCGACATCGGTTCCGTCGCGGCCGCGCAATGGTATGACGAACTGTGGCGGCGATGGTTCGACGGCGATTTCGAGGCGCAGCCGGCCAACGGATTCGACGACGAGGTAGCGCGTGGCATCATCCGCGCAAACGCAGGGCTGTTGTTCGACAAGCCAGACGGCACACCGGCAGACCCCGATAAGTTCCTCCGGTGGGCGAACAAGTTCCTCGACCGCAACGTGAAGGAGCCCGGAAGGCTGACCATACAAACCAACGTCCAACGCGATCCGCGCAAACCGGGCTACGCCCGCGTGTCATCCGGCGAGCGCACCTGCCCGTTCTGCCTCATGCTGGCCGGACGCGGCTACGTCTACGCCAGTGCGGAAACGGCTGGAGCCGACCACGACTTCCACGACGACTGCGATTGCGAAATCATTCCCGAATGGGACAAGAGCTCGAACCATATCGAGGGCTACAACCCAGATCTTTATGAGCGCATGTACCGTCAGGCCCGCGACGCGTTGGAAAACCACCATGCGGATCCGCTGCTGCTGGAAGCGGCCGGCAACGTATCACCGTACACGGTGACCATCACGCAGAGGAACGGCAAACGGCGAACCCACACCTACGAGCCGGGCAATCCGAACAACCTCAACAGTCTCGCGGCGATCATGCGCCGACAGCACCCCGAATTCTTCAGGAAGGCGGACGGAAGCATCCGCTGACCTCTCACGCAAACGAACGATCCCAAGCCCCAGCCGGGGCTTTTTCTATGCCCCGAACGGGCTGATTGGAGATGAAACCATGTTCAGACCGTGGCAGCCACGGTATCCCAAGCGCATCCGAACGGTGGACGCGCCGCCCGCCGAGGGAGGCAGCGAACAGCAGCCGGATCCCGAAACGAACGAAACCCAAGAACAGGTCGATTGGGAGGCCAAATACCACGAAGCGGTGAAGCACTCCCATGACCTCGAAAGCCAGATGAAGGCCAGCGGCGAAACGGTGGACAAGCTCACCGCACGCGCCGAAACCGCCGAAAAGGCGCTCAGCGACCTGAAGACCGCGCAGCAGCGGCTCGACTGGAAAACCAAGGCCGCGAAAGCGACCGGAATCCCCGTCGATCTGATCCGAGGCGACAGCGAAGAGGACATCAACGCGCACGCCGAAGCCCTGAAAACCTACCTGTCCACGGTATCCAAACCCACCGCACCGACCGTTCCCAACCCGTCCGGCACCCCTAGCGCGAAGACCGGCAACGACAACCCGAACATGCTGCTGCTCAAGCAATTGTTCGGCACCAACTGACCCCCAACCTTAGGAAGGCAATACCAATATGGCAGCATTGCAAACCACGCAGGTGACCCTGCCCACCGACGTGTCCCTCGCCGTCGTCGGCAAGGCGCACGACACGAGCACCATCGCCACCCTCAGCCCCGCCGACAAGCTCGGCTTCCTCGACGACAAGTACAACGTGTTCAACGGCAAGGCACGCGCCGAGGTCGTGGCCGAAGGCGCGAAGAAGGGCGGCTACGAACAGTCCATCACCCCGAAGGAAGGCAAACGTTTCACCGTCCAGTGCACCACCCGCGTCTCCAAGCAGCTCCAATGGGCCGACGAAGACGACCAGCTGCAGATCCTCGACGCGATCCAGTCCGACCAGGCGGCGGCGTTGGGCGAAGCATTGGACTACGTGGTCTACCACGCAGTCAACCCCGCATCCGGCGAAACCCTCGCCGGATATACCGCATTGTCCGGCGAAGCCGCACAGGTCACCGCCGGAGACGACGCGCTCGCCAACCTCGACCTGATGACCGACCAGCTGCTGAAGGTCAACATCAACGGCATCGCCCTGTCCCGCGTGTTCGCCAACACGCTGCGCAAGCTGCGCGTCACCGCCACCGGCGCACGCCAGTTCCCGGAGATCCCGCTGAGCCTGAACGCCGGCACCATCGACGGCATCCCCGCATCCACCTCCACCACCGTCGAAGGCGAATACGCCACCACCACGAACGTGCTCGCCTTCATGGGCGACTTCACCACGATCCGCTGGCGACTCGTCCGCCCGATCACCGCCGAGGTCATTCCCTACGGCGACCCGGACAACACCGGCATCGATCTGGCCGGATCCAACCAGGTGGCCTACCGCTCCGAGGCCGTGTTCTCCTACGCGATCCTCGACCCGAAGGCGCTCGCCGTGCTCAAGACCGCCGCCCCCGCCGCCAGCCGCGCCGCGAAGGCAAGCAAGTGACATCGGCGGCACCCGCCGAACCGTTCGCCACCTACGAAGACGTTGAGAAGCGCTGGCATGTTCTGACGGCGGCGGAACGGGAAACCGCCGCCACCCTGTTGGAAGACGCCACGCAGATCATCGTGGACACCTGCCCCAAATGGGCCGAGGCTTCCGAACGCACGCTCAAGACCATCGTCTGCGCGATGGTGATCCGCAAGATGCTCGTTGACGACGACCATCTCGGCGTGACCAACGCGCAGCAGACGGCCGGCAGCTTCAGCGAATCCTTCACCTACAGCAACCCGATGGGCGATCTCTACCTGACCCGCGCGGAGAAAGCCCGTCTGGGCGTGGGCGTTCCGCACGCCTTCCATCTGGACATGGCCGGAGGCAACCGATGAAGGGTGAAACCGTCACCGTGCTGCGAAGAGTGCAGACCGGTCTGGACGAGGGCAACAACCCCGTCTACGAGACGAAGCCGGAACCGGTCGGCAACGTGCTCGTCGGAGCGCCGAACGGCGAGAACCCCGGAGATTCCAACCGGCCGGATGGCATCCGAATCGACGCGAACCTGTATTTCCCGCGCGACCACAAGGGCGATGCGCTGCGAGGACAGACCATCGTCGTGCGAGGCCATGAATACAAGGTGGTCGGCGATCCGTTCCCCGTGGATGGCGGCATGACTCCGACCGAATGGAACATGACCGTACCAGTGACAAGAAGCGACGGCTGAACATGGCGAGAATCAGAATACAGACCCATCGCAAGGGCATGACCGAAGTGCTGACTTCCTCCGGCGTGCTCGACGAAATCGACCAGCAGGCCAAGCGCGTGGCTTCCGTGGCCAACGGCATGCACAACGCCAAGGGCTATGTCGGCGACGCGATCATCGGATCCGGCTCGAAGCCCCGTGCGCACGGCATGGTCAAAACCACCGATTTGCACACGAAGCGCTCGAACGCCAAGCACAACACGCTGTTGAAGGCGCTGCAGGGCGGCGGCTGATGCTCAACACCGAAACCCAGTTGGCGCAATGGCTGTCCAAGCAGCCCGAACTCAACGGGATCCCCGTCAGTCTCGACGTGCCCGTGCAGCGCCCAGAACGGTTCGTCACCATCGAACGGGTGGGCGGCGGCGAAACCAAATTCATCGACACCCCAATGCTCGCCATCCAATGCTGGGCCGGGTCCCGCGTCAAGGCGGCGAAACTCGCCGACCTGACCAAGACCGTGCTCGAACGGGCATGGCAGATGCCGAACGTCGCCCGCATCGATGTGCAAAGCACCATCAATTTCCCGCTGGACGAATCCACGCCCAGATACCAGATCACCGTCGAACTGACGGTCCACAAATACGAAGCCGCCCAATAGGCGGCAAGGAAGGAACACTATGGGCACTCCAGACTCCCAGAACGTATCCGTCGGCAAGCCGCATGGCGAAGGCGGACGATACGCGGGCGGCATGTGGTGGGCCATCTCCGGCCAAGCGACCGTGCCTACCGACGCGACCACCCCTCTGCCGAATACGCTGCGCGACGGCGGATACCTGAGCGAGGATGGCGTCACCAACACCATCGACTCCGATACCAGCGACATCAACGCCTTCGGCGGCGACCGCGTGCTGAGCGTCGTCACCTCCCGCGCGGAGAGCTTCCAGTTCGGCATGATCGAAACCACCGAGGATACGCTGGCGCTCGTGTACGGGCCGGACAACGTGACCGTCACCGGCGAAGGCGACCAGAAGACCATCGCGGTCAAGCACAACGGCAAGGACGGCCCTCTGCTGCTGCTCGTGTTCGAGTTCGCCATGACGAACAACCGCGTCAAGCGCATCGTCGTGCCGCAGGGCAAGATGGGCGAACTCGACGACGTGGAATACACCGACGGCGATCCGATCACCTACACGCCGACCATCAACGCGCTGCCCGATGCGGACGGCAACACCGCCTACGAATACATCGCCTACGTCGCATCCACGACCCCTGCCGCGAAGAGCGCCGCAGCGTTCACCGATGCGACCGTGCCGACGCTCGCCAAGGCAGCCAAGACGAAGACCACAACCAACCGAACGGCCAAGACCACCGCCAAGATCTCAAAGCAGTAACCACGATTCCCCGCCCATGCCGGAACCTCACCGTGTCCACCGGCATGGGCGACACCTTTTTGTTCGGACACGGCTTCCAACATTCAAGGGACACGAACATGGCAATCATCATCAACGACTACCAGCCGAGCGGAACCGACACCATCGAAGTGTAGTTCCCCGGATCCAAGACCCGCTATCAGGTCAAGTCAAGCGACGGCCTGACCTTGGGCGACCTGCGGCGCATCATCTCCGGCGACATCGAAGCGTTCTACGACCTGTTCCCCGAAGAGGCCCGCAAGGAGCTCGACAAGCTGCATCCGCAGCAGCTGAACGACTTCATCGAAGCGTGGACCAAGAACCCAAAAGACTAGGAGCCGTCCTGTGGCTGATCGACAACCACGGGGATGAACTCGAATACGAACTGATCAAAGCGGGCGTCCGGCTCAGATGGCTGGGATGTCCGCTGCTGTCATGGCATGACATCTACCTGATCGCCGCGAACAGCGAACCGGGCACACCGCTCGCCAAGGCATTGGACAAGCGGATGGCATGGAAGCCCATCGACTTCTGGATGCGCAGCATCGAATACTCGCTGCGCTGGCTCGTGTGGGCCAAAACCAAGGACGGCCAGAAAGGCCGCAGGAAACCCAAGCCGGTGCAACCGCCCGGAACATCAAACCGTGATTCCAACCGCCGTGACGTGGTTCGCAGGAACGATCTGGTCGGCATGGACAAGCGGTCCCTGCGCGACTACCTGAACCAGCCGCGCATAGCGGCAAGCACATAACCGAAGAGAGGCACCGATGGCATCGCTCGCCACAGCATGGGTTGACATCGTTCCCCGCTTCAAAGACCTCAGCTCCACCTTCAACAGGGAACTCAAGGGAATCGACGCCACCGGTGCCGGATCCAGACTCGGATCCCAACTCGGCGACGGCCTGACCGCCGGGGCGAGAACCGGCGGCACCAAGCTGTCGGACATGCTCACCGGCGTGACCAAAAGCGCCGTTACCGGCTTCGGCAAGATCGGCAAGGTCGGACTCGGTGCCATCACCACCATCGGCGGCGGCATCACCGCACTGGCCGCGAAGGGCGGTTTCGCCCGCGCCCTGAACATCGAGAACGCACAGGCCAAACTGAAGGGCTTGGGCCATTCCGCCGAGGCCATCGGCGAGATCATGGCAAACGCGAATCTGGCGGTGAAGGGCACCGCCTACGGACTGGACGAAGCCGCCACCGTGGCCGCAGCTGCCGTCGCCAGCGGCATCAAGCCGGGCGAACAGCTGACACAGGTCTTGAAGACCGTGGGCGACACGGCGCAGATCGCCGACATGGGCTTCTCCGACGCGGGCGCGATCTTCACCTCGGTGATGGCGCGTGGCAAGCTGCAGGGCGACGACATGCTCCAGCTCACCAGTCGTGGCGTGCCCGTGTTGCAGGCACTCTCCGACCAACTGGGCGTCTCCACGCAGGATGTGTCGGAGATGGTGTCCAAGGGCAAGGTGGACTTCCAGACCTTCGCCACCGCGTTGGACAAGTACCTCGGCGGATCCGCCTTGGCGGCCGGAGAAACCTTCTCCGGCGCGATGGCCAACGTCAAGGCAGCACTGTCCCGTGTGGGTCAGAAGGCCGCGACCCCGACATTGAACGCCCTGCGTGACACGTTCAACGTGCTCACCCCGGCCATCGACAAGGTGAACACGGCGTTGGAGCCGTTGGCCGACAAGCTCGGCAGCAAGCTCACAAGTGCGGTGCAGACGGTGACGCCGTGGATCCAACGCTTCGCCGACGGCATGGCCGACGGCTCCATCAGTTTGCAGGACATCGCCAGGCATGTCGGCCTGTTGGTCGGCGCGTTCGACGGCTTCACCGCGCTCGGCCAGTTCGGCCCGCAGATCCTCGACGCGTTCACCGCAGCCGGTAATGGCAGCGGCGCGCTGGTCTCGCTTGTGTCGGGCAACATGGGCAAGATCCGTGGCGTCGTCTCCGGCGCGGGCAGCCTGTTCACGGATCTGGGCACGCGTTGGGGCAACGCGCTCGGACTGGTGGACGCGAACTTCGGCGGCGTGTTCGGCATGATGGCCAACCGCGCCAGAAGCGGGCTTTCCGGCATCGGCACCACGATGGTCGGCCTGTTCGACTCGAAGATCTACCTACCGTTGCAACAGGGCATCAGTGGTATCGGAACCCGGATGGCGGCACCGTTCCAGGCGTTGGCGGGGCGTGTGGGAGGCTTCCTGTCGCCGGTCACCAGCGCGTTCGGCACGGCGTTCCAGGGATTCGGCACCACATTGGCCGCGCCGATACAGGCCGGATTGTCCGGTATCGGCAACCTGTTCCTGAATTTCTTCAACCCAGCGAACTTCCTCAAATACTTTGGGCTAGCCGCCATACTCGGCGCGCTGGTGCTCGCGTTGGGCGCGTTGAACACGAGTCTCGGCGGCCAGTTGCAGACCTACGTCACCGAGTTCCTGACCGTCACCCTGCCCGGCTATATCGCCCGCTTCCAAGCATGGGTGGCGGAGCAGTTGCCCGTGCTGATGTAATCCGGGTTGACGCTGCTCACGTCGGTGATACAGGGCATCACCGCGAACCTGCACCAACTATTGACCACGGCGACCATGCTGCTGACCACATTGGTGGACGGCATCGCCAACGCGCTGCCCGCATTGATCCCCGCCGCCATGCAAATGGTTATCACCCTGGTGCAGGGCATCGTGGACAATCTGCCCAGGATCATCGAATCCGGTCTGAACCTGCTGGCGAAATTCGTCGAAGGCATCATCAACGCCATACCCAACTGGTCGCCGTGTTGCCACGGATCATCACGAGCTTCATCGACGGGATCCTCGGCATGCTGCCCAGAATCATGGAAACCGGCGTGAACCTGCTCTTGAAATTCGTCAACGGCGTTGTCAACGCGATACCGCAATTGGTGGCCGCATTGCCGAGGATCATCAGCGGGTTCGTCAACGGCATCGCACGTCACCTTCCACAAATCCTGCAGACCGGCATCACCCTGCTCGGCAAGCTCGTCGTCGGCATCATCCAAGCCATACCCCAGATCATCGCCGTCCTGCCGCAGATCATCAGCGCGATATGGGACGGGTTGACCAATGTGGATTGGGGCAACCTTGGCTGGAACGTCATCCAAGGCATCAAGAACGGGTTGATGAACGCGGGCGGCGCGATCAAGGACGCCATCCTCGGCCTGGCAAGAAACGCGTGGAACGCGGTCAAGAGCTTCTTCGGCATAACATCGCCGTCCAAGCTCATGCGCGACACCGTGGGCCTCATGGTCGGCCGAGGATTGGCCAACGGCATCATCCAGACCGACTCGCTCGTGGCCAAGGCAGCGACGAACCTCGCCAGCGAAGCCTACGCCGCGTTCGATCAGGCCACCGCCAGCCAGGCGTTCGACCTCGACGCGCAGGTCGGCATGGAACACACCATGCAGGCCAACCACGTCAGGGAGGCCACGCCATCCGACGGCGCTCCGGTTTCTTCGACGCAAGGGTTGTCGAAGGAGGATGTGATCGAGGCGGTGAGCGAGGCATTGCAGTCACTGCCAGCGATGCGCCTGCTGTTGGACTCCAGCGTAATGGCCGGCCAGCTCGCGCCCGCCATCGACAAGGCCCTCGGCAACAGGAAGGCAAGAGGCTACTAATGCTCACCAACCATCAACGGATCCGAGGCCTCAACCTCGACAAAAGCCACCTCACCATCGACGGCAAACCATTGTCCGATCTCGCGGTATTCGCAGTGGCCGACGGCATCACCATAGGCGAAGCCAAACCGATCACCTCGTTCCAGTCGGCACCGGGCCGTTCCGGCGGCTGGGACGTGACCCTCGACGACCAACACGGCTACCCGGCATTGCAACGCCGCGAAATCACCATTCGGATCGCCGCGACCGGCGACCCCATGGAAATCGGCGAGACCAAAGCACTGGTCGGCGGGCATAACGGGTGCAACGTCCGTATCGGCGGGTTGACGGATCTCGGAGAATTCCACGGCAGACTATCGGTCGGCACATGGGAAGACCACCACGACATGACGGGCACGCTCAAGTGGAGCAAATGCACGCTCACGCTGGACGCCGACCCATACGCCTGCGGAACCATGCAACGCATCGACCTGCCATTGGACGGCAAACCGATGCACGCGCGGATCCTCGGCAACCGGCCCACCTACCCGGTATTGCACCAGTTGGTTGACGAGAAGGTGGACGACGTGACCCCGGTGGCCACGACCCGCACGTTCACCGTCAACGGCCAACAGATACATGCGTACAGCACACTCAAGGGAGCCGGCCTATGGGACGAGCCGCACGAACTGATTCTCGACAGTGAACAGCGGCGGACCCTGTGGCAAAGCGAAACAATCCCGATAGCCATCGACGACGACTATCCCAGCATGCAGCCCGGCCCCGCCGCGCTCGCGGCGACCATCACACCGAAGACGAACGTGAAGAAATACTCGCAGTACGTCACCTACACGCCGCGATGGCTCATATAACCCAAGGAAGGAATCTTTCATGCGTTTCGCGTGCTTCGACCGGTGGAATGAACCCAAGCCGGATCCCACGGGCATCACCGAAGCCAAGTGGACCAGCGGCGTGGACGGCACCCGCAGTCTGGAGCTCACCTGCGTGGGCGAAACCAATGTGGGCAAGGGCGACCGGATCGTGTTCACGGATCCGCGCGGCAACCTGCAGGAAACCATCGTCGTCTCCCCGGAACACCGGCGCGAGGACACGAGAATCATCACGAGCCTGGTATGCAAGGGAAGCATCCAAGAGCTTGAAGACACGTTCATCGAGGACAAACGCAATAGAAGCGCCACCGCCACCCAATGCCTGCGAAAGGCGCTGGAGGGAGCCCGTTGGACCGTCGGCATGGTGGACGACGACGGCACCACATCGGATCTGAGCTTCTACCACGTATCCGCGTTGGAGGCCCTAAAATCCATCGCCGACAAGTACGGGCTGGAAATCACCACCAGTTACCTCATGGATCCGCAACACCAACGGATAACAGATAGGGCCGTCAACCTCGTCAAAGCGCAGGGCGACCAGTCGAACGAAGGGCTGCGCCGCTTCGAGTATGGACACGAATTGAAGGGCGTCACACGCACCGTGGATGCCACCAGCGTGAAAACTCGCCTCTATGGATATGGCAAAGGACTACCCACCACCGACGAAAACGGCGAAGAAACTGGCGGCTACGGGCGACGCATCGACTTCAGCGACATCAACGGCGGCAAACCCTATGTGGAAGACCTAGAATCCACCAAACTCTGGGGTTTGCCCGGCCCAGTTGTGGAGACCGTGGGCAAGAATCTGGTCAAAGGTGGTGGATTCGAGCGAACCTACGCCGACGGATGGCTTCTCATTCCCACGGGATCCATTTTTGATGCCTTGATCACGGCGGACGGGAATGTGAAACCCCATGAAGGCAAGAAAATGCTACGCATGGGCACCAAATCTGAAAATTCTGCCAGAGAAGCCATGGCCGACTACATCAAAGTCAAAGGCAGCACCATCTACGAATTATCGTTCTGGACCTATGGGCCAGCGGGCAGCACCTTCGATGTGACTATCACCCAAGACGTGAGCATCTACCCCTCGTCGAACATTACACTGGAAGGACCAAGCAACACAGGAAACTGGCTTCAGACCGTACGCAGGTTTACCACACACGCCAGAGCCTCACTAGCGGACATACGTCTGACCAAACCGACCGCCACCATGTACTTGGATGGAGTGGAACTCCATGAAATCACAGCCACCACACTGCATCCAGCCGAAGGCATCTACGAGAACTCGGACTGCGAAGACAAACAACAACTGCTCAACGAGACCATGGCGGAATTGGAACGGCGCAGCGTGCCGACGGTCAGCTACGAGGCCGACATCCTCACCTTCGCCAGATCCGGCACCGACCTGCAGGGCGTTGGATTGGGCGATCGCGTGCTGCTCGTGGACACGACCTTCACCCCCGACCTTCGATTGGCAGGCCGCGTGCTCCAGCTGGAGGAGGATCTGCTCGACCCCGCGTTGACGACCGTCACAATCGGCAACATCATCGAGCGCTTCACCACTTCCAGCCGTTCGGCGGAGCAACGCCTGGAGCGCGTGGTGGCCGAGTCGGCCGCATGGAATACCAGCAGTCAGCAGATCAGCCAGAACGCCGGCAAATGGGATCAGGTGGCCCAAACCGTCGTGGACAACGCCGACCAATGGAACCAGACCGCCACCACCGTCAACGACAACGCCGCCGACTGGAACGCCACCACCGAAACGGTGTCTTCCAAACAATCGGATTGGGACACGGCGGCTTCCACCGTCAGCCAGAAGGCCGACGAATGGAACACCGCCGCGATAACTGTCGCCGAAGGCAAACCGGAATGGGATGCGGTGACAGACGCGGTGACAAAGGACAGCGGCGCTTGGAGCGAAGCCGCCCAACTCGTGCAGGCGAACAAAGACGCGTGGACTGACACAGCGCTGACCGTTTCCCAAAACCAAACCGCATGGGACCGGGCGAGCGCGGATGTCACTCTTGGCAAAACCGACTGGGACGAAGCCTACGTCACCGCCGTCAACCTCACCCAAGCTGTCCAGCAATCCGGCACGGAAACAACGCTAAAACACGGTGAACTCACCATCACTCTGGGCGACAAGATCAGCATGACCGACTCGACCGGCACGTGGGTGTTCGAGAACGGCACGTTCGTCAAACAGTAAGGAACCTATCTTATGGAGATTGAGAAGTACCGCACCATCGAGGCCACGCTCGACCTCGCCGACGACTACGTGCCGCCTATCCGACTGAACACGGGCGACATGAACGGGCGGATCCTGAAATTCAACGTCACCGACGGCGGCAACGACGTGAACGACCTCAACGGTCTGACCGCCAGGCTGACATGGAACCGCGACCCCACGGATCCGGCGAGCGCCGGCGGCTGGAAGAAAATGACCGCCAACACGAACACAAGCAATCCGACCGGCGTGCGCCAGGTCTCCTTCACCACTCCGGTGCCACGCGCCCTGCTGCAGGAGGCCAGCGAGCGCACCGTGGTGGGCGTTGACATCGAGGATGCGGACGGCAACACGATCGCCAGCCGCAGCATCCCCGTACTCATGGAGGCCGGGCGGTTGAACGCGAAGGCAGTGGAGATTGCGGATCCGCTCAAGGATCTGCATGACACGCTCGACCAAGCGCAGACCCTGGTGGACACCGCCAGCCTGACCCTGGGCATCGTCACCACGCTGGTGCCTTCCAAGAAGGCCACTGGCAGCATGACCGGCACAGGCTGGCAGCGCAAACTCAACCTCTCCATTCCGCGCGGCTCCAAAATCAGCCAGCTGACCGCCACCGCCCTGGACGCGGAAACCCCGACCGTGAACACCAGTTCCGACGGCAACGGCGATATGATCGTCGCGCTTGGGTTGCCACGCGGCAAGCAAGGGCCGCAGGGCGAGCCAGGCCCCAAGGGCGATCCCGGCGATGCGAGCAACGTGCCCATAGCCTCCGCAAGCGAGGCGGGCATCGTCCAAATTGGTGATGGGTTGGAAGTTGATTATAAAGGCATTATTTCCGTCGCAGAAACACATGGAATGGGGATTTCCGACGAGGACTCGTTCCAAGCTTTCTTCTCACAGACGGTGCTGTGCCGTGGCGCGGATGCAACGTATATGGACGCACTTATTACCTTTACCGCGAACCCAAACTATGTTCCCGAAGGCGGGCTGAGTGGCTTCGGTGTAGATGCGTTGCCTCCCGAATACGGGTTCTTCGCCGATGGAGGGGCTACGACATTCAACATCGTCATACAGACCATCGATGAAGTGACTGAGACCGATGTAACCATGCGCACAGTGACCGGTGTTGTGCTTCCACATGAAGGATTGAACTCGGTTCAGATTAACTTCTCTAGCGGCCCCGGTTCCAGTACCGCAAGCTTCATCACGGTCATTAAAAACGGCGTGTGTATGCCATCGTTCTCCATACGAGTGCCTGGGGTGAAAAAGAAATGGTAACAACCACGCATCCGCTGATCCTGATCGTCTGCGCGGTCATCGGTAGCGGAGCCATCACCTCACTGATTTCGTGGATACTGCGCAGGCTCGACCAGCGTAAGGACTTGGAACAGGCCATCGAATCGTCGCCGACGATACGACGGCTCGAATTGGAGATCTACCGGCAGTCCCTGTTCCTGCCCACTATGAGCCGCATGCAGCACGAACACCAGCTCGACGCGGGCAAGGCCTACACCGAACACGGCGGCAACGGAGCCGGCCACGTCCGCTACCAGCAACTCGCTGACGACTACCGAAGGCGACTTGAGACCGACAACTGGAACTATCCATAAACCCATACACGACCCGAATCGGAGCCCCGCAGCGATGTGGGGCTCTTTCATATTCGGGAGGAAGGGGCAACTCCATGCCCAAACTCAGGAAACAATTCGCCGCGATAGCCACCATACTGCTCGCCGCGTGCATGGCGGTACCGTTGGCGCTGGCGGATATGAACGGCATCGATGTGTCCGGCTGGCAGTCCCCGACGATCACTTGCACCGCTGACTACGACTTCGCCGTGGTCAAGGCCACACAGGGCACCGGCTTCACCAACGGCTACATGACCAGCCAGGCGCGATGCGTGACGCAGCGCGGCAAGAGCCTTGGCTTCTACCATTACGCGGGCGGCGGCAACGCCACCCGTGAGGCCGATTATTTCGTGAACACCGTCCACCCATACGTGGGTGAGGCGGTGCTTGTGCTTGATTGGGAAAGCTACCAGAACGCGGCATGGGGCAATTCCAACTGGATCCGCGTGTTTGTCAACCGAGTCCACGAGCGCACCGGCGTATGGCCGCTGGTGTACGTGTCCGCCGCGTTCATTCCCCAGATCCCGGCTGACGTGCGTGCCAATTGCGGTCTGTGGGTGGCGCAGTACGCCAACAACAATCCCACCGGCTGGCAGTCCCGGCCGTGGAACTACGGCAAGTACGGCGAGGCCATGCGCCAGTACACCAGCAACGGACGCATCAACGGCTACAACGGGCCTTTGGATCTGAACTACTTCCGTGGCACCCGCGAACAGTGGGACAAGTACGCCAACCCCGGCAAAGCCACCAAGCCGGCACCAGCACCGGCTTCGCAGCCCGCGTCGAGCGTGGACTATGAGGCGTTGGCGACCGCGACGATTCGTGGCGACTACGGCAACGGCGAAGCCCGCAGGACTGCGTTGGGCGCGAACTACGGCCCCGTCATGCGTATCGTCAACCAAAGGCTCAACGGATCCGCAGCATAAGCGCCCGCCGCTTCCACCCGAAGCGTGAACGTGACCGTGCGCAGCGGCGACACCATGTCCGGCATTGCCAAACGAACCGGCCTGTGGCCCGTGACCGCGTGGAGCGTACCATCCGGCAACATCAACCTGATCTATCCCGGCAATGTCGTCACCTACCAAGGCGCGGCGACCGCTGCTTCCAGCGGATCCGCGGCCACGGGTGGACGTGTGCACGTTGTCAAGAGCGGCGAAACATTGAGCGGCATCTTCGGGGCCAATGGTTGCCAGCGCGTCGCCCAGTTGAACAACCTCGCCAACCCCAACCTCATTTACCCCGGCCAGCGGCTCCGCTACTAACCACTACCACCGTGGCCTTCGGCACCATGCCGGAGGCCACGTTCATCATCAAACCAAGGAGAACCATATGGATATTTCCACCGCAACCACCCTCACATCCGGGCTTGTGGCGCTAATCGTGCCAGCATTCGTGCAGGCGTTCAAGAAATACATCCCCAGCGGATACG